CCTAGTCCCGGCTTTAAGCTCATGCATGCAAAAGGTTTTTGCTGTCCTAGTTCGTAGTATGCGTTGGCTTTTTTTCCGTCTATCTCGTACATTTTTTTTGTGACGTATCCCGCAACATATCTGTATGTTTCTGGTACTGCTTGTGCTATTTGGATTTGACCCATGCCCCATAGGTCTTCTAGCCATTTGCTGGTATAGTATCCGTTGTGATGGATTTTATATAGGTGTTCAAGGTCTGTTGGTTTCCACCCATATAGTATCATGTGGTAATGTGGTCTTGCTGTCTGCTCTCCGTACTCTCCCGCTACAAAATAGCGTAATTTGCCCCTGTAAGCCTTTCTGAGCCGTTTTAAGAATTTTTGAATGTCTGGATACAGTAATGTTTGGACGCTTTCTGGGGCCTTCTCTCCCGGCTTCCAGACGTATTGTACTTTTCTCATGATTTCGCCTGTTTTGAGTATCATACCCGGTACGTGTTCGTCATCGTATGTTAGCGTTATGAACCACACCTCTTCTTTTAGATATTGTCTTGCTTCCAGTTCTATTCTTGTTGTCCAGTCTTCACGCTGTCTAATTCTGCATCCGATGCACTGTCCGCATGGTATTAGCATTACCTTTGGATTATACATCAAATCTTCATACTTTAGCTGCTTTCCACAGATTTGAGAAAAGCGGACAAGTGAATACACTCGTCCGCTTATTTCTTTGTTATCTGGGTTGTACAGCCTGATTAATGGCTTGTAACAACTCATCTTAAGTAATCACCTGGTCTTCTTTTTTCTCCGTAGGAGCCTGTTTTGTTTTGCGGTGCTTGATAGCCGCTTTCATGGCCGCTTTTCCTGTCGCTCTTTTTTGGTACGTTTTTGTCAATTGCTTTGCTTGTGTCGTCTCCAATTTCGGTTAGTGTTTTTTGTAACCCGTATGGACTCATGTGTGTGGTGCTGAGCATTTGCTGCCAGCTTTGTGCTGCGTTGTACCAGTCGCTTTTGCTCCAGCTACTGCTTTCGTATGCGTTTGGTACAAAACCCCCGCTCCGGCTTACTCCTAGTGCGCTGCTGCTTGCAAGTCCCATGCTTGCTCCGCTGATTGTTGCTCCGCTGCCGCCTGGTGTGCTTGCACCGCCGTTTGCGAATGCCAAAATCGGGTTTAACCCCGCTTTTTTCATATCTTCTACGGCTCTTTGATATGCTGTGCTACTCATGTGCTCTTGCCATTCACGGTTTGCTAGTGCTTCTGCACTGTTGTAGTTCATGGCAACGCTATTTTCGATGTGGTTGTATACACCTTGCATGATTGCCTGTAAGGTGTTGTACCCCATTTGCTTTAGCATGCTTTGGCTGTTGTATTTGCCTTGCATGGCGCTTTCTTGCCCTTGATACGCGTATGCTTGTTTAAGCCAGTCGTCAACTTGTTGAACGTTTGTTCCCGCTTGACTTCCGCTTTCGGAGTGTCCGCCGCCTTGCTGTGTGCTTCCGCCGCTGCTTTTGCTGCTTCCTTCTTGTCCGTATCCACCAAATGCGCCGGTGATATTTTTCGCTGCTCCCGCGAATGTTCCGACTGTGTTAGCTATGTTTCCTGCAACGTTAAGTGCCGTCAAAAACGTTGATAATCCCGCCATTTAAAAATAGCCCGGGTTTTCCCGGGCTTCCTCCTTTCTTACAGCTTATACAGGCCAGGTACGCTGTACAACGGCATACGCCGTACGGTCTTGTTCGCTACTCTGATTGCCCCAAAGAATTGAGGCTCGTCCTGCACAATCAGTGTCCGTGCAATCTCTTCTTTACCTTCGCTCATCCATTCCTGTGAGAGTGTTGGTACGGCTTTGTAGTTGTCTGCATAGTGCCAAAAGTCCAGCGTTCCGGTTGCGTTGCTTCTCATGAGGCCGCTTACTCGGTTTGGTTTCATGCGATAGTCCGCCCATGCTTCCTGATAGCCAAACGTCTCTTCGTCCGTTGCTGTACCGGTTAGCATGATTTCCTTTTTCTTTACAGGCTGTTCGCCTAAGTTGGCAAACTGCGGTACATAATAGTCTAGCCTGTCTTTTCTGGACCAGAACCGCTCAAGTCCCTGTTGGTACGTTCGAGTGTGTCGCACGCACATGACGCCAATGACGAATCCGTGCTCCTCAAAGCTCTTTGTGAAGGAGCTTTCGTTGATGGGCGTTACTGACATCGCGCCAGTTTCACCGATGGGTGTGTCATTGCCGGTTTGCTGGCCGGATGTCTGTACAATTTGGTTCATGTTGACGTGATAGCGTCCGCCGCCTAGATACTCCGGAATCTGTACGGTTTTGTCACTGATAGTTACATCCCACAGTGCCTGTATCTGCTCACGGTATCGGCTGCCGCCTCGTGCCATTGCTTCGTAGTACTGCTGTACTGCAATTGCGTTTCTTAGCTCGTTGACGGTTGTTGCTGTTACGTTTGACAGGTCTGCACCTAAGAACTTCATTGCGTGCTGCTCTTGGGTCGAGTTTCCGTATATTGCCATGACGTTTTGATAGTTTTCTATACTGCCGCTGGCGAGGTTTAACCCAATTCCAGTTGCAGTTTGCTTTGTCAGTTCTGCGTTATCGAACATTTTTGTGGGTGCATTGCCCGTCATTGGTACGGTTACGTCTGGTCCACGCTGAGGATAAGGCAGACAGCTTGTGAAGTAGTCGTGGAACTTATTTACAGGAAGGCACTCTCCTCCTGTGATTGCGTTTTTGAGCACCTCATCGATTGTCTGAATCTCTTTTTGCGCATAGATTTCGTTATCATTGCCTGTCTTTAATACGGCTGCATTTTCTACGTTTTGGTCTCTGAAAAATTCATTCCAGATTTTTACATAAGCTCTGATGGGGAGAGCATTGATTCTAAACGTTTGCTTAATTTTGGTTGGCACACCCATGTAGTCGAGGATGCTTTTTTCTTTAGGTTCTCCGTTTCCGCTTCCTGTTATTTTGATTTGTGGTACGCTGTATGTTTTGGTAGGCGCCCACGGTGTTTCTTCTACTTCGCCCATGAAGTTTTTGAAGCTGTCCCACAGAATGCGGTTTGGACAGTAGAAGTAGTATAGGTCGATGTACGCGTCGTCCATGACTGGATATTTCGGCGTTGTCATACGGATAATTGCGCTGGTATTTATCTGGAATGTATCGCCCGGCAGCACTTCATCTACGAAGAACGGGATAAGTTTGCCGCTGTCGAATGTGGTTAAGATTGTCTGGTCGCGGTTGAAGCGCGTTCGGCTTGCGTGCATTTCCGGTACGTTTAGGAAATGTCTTTCATTGTTCCTGTTCATTCTTCTTTACTCCCTTCTGCCGGCTCTTCTTTCTGTACTTTGTTTTGCTCTTCCATCTCTTTGAGCTTCATTGCGTTAACTTGCGCCGTTGCCATCATCTGGTGGTACTCGTGGATGTTTTGCGGCCAGTTGGTTACATCCATTTCCACGTCGTCCAGTGCGCCCTGTGAGAGACTTTTCAGAAATTCCGGGTCGAAACTTGCCTTTCTTACGATGTTTTTGATATCACATTCGTCTGCATAGCTTTCGATTTCGGCCTGAATGTCAATACTTTCAGTTTCCTGTAGGTATTCCTCGCCTTTTTCGTTTTTTGTCCAGACGTACTGTTTTCGTTCTTTTTCCCCGGGATTCGAAAAGAAGGGCTCTCGCCCTTCCTCGTATCGTTTATTCATTCGGCTTGCCCTCCCATGCCTTTTCCTTGTTGTTGGTGAATTCTCCGTTTTCATCGTTGAATTCTGCCAGTTTGTATCCGATGTAGTCCTGAGGACTCTGCCCGATGAAGGTGGTCTTGTCCTTTTCCATCACATCGCACATCCGTGCAAAGGTTGCGTTGTTTTTGCTTTCGCCTACCCATGCGTAGCATTTTGCTACATTGTCGTAGATACCGTAGTATTCGTGAATCATCGTTTTTTTCCTTTCTTTTACAGGCGGATGCCGCCTCTCATAGGTTTCTGGCTTAAGTTGATGCTTTTGCTTTTTCGTGCAGTTACGTTGAACATCCGTTTATCTCGGCTTGGCTTCATTTTCTTACGATATGCCATTTTCGTTATACTCCCTTCTTATGATTTCTATTTCGATTGCTTTTGCAAAGCTTTTCATTTGCCATATTTCATCTATCAGCCTTTTTGCGTCCTCGATGTTAGATACTTTGCGTAGTATCTTATACTCTCTATCGATTTCTTCGTACTTTTTTGTTAACAGCTCTTCCAGAGTTTCTTTGGTCTGGTCTCGCACGTTCCATGTTTTGTGCATCATGGTTTTATTCCTTTTCGTTTTTCATTTCGTCATGTAAGGCGTGATAGATTTCGTCAAGCTTTTCGAGAATCTGCATCATGATGTGGATTGCCTGTTTGACGTCTTTAATGCTAATCAGTGCCAATTTTACACCCCCTTTCTGTATTTTTTAGTTCGCGTGTCGACGTGTACCCATGTGTTGTAAACGATAATGCCGCAACCATTCGGAATGATTTTATTCAGTTTGTTGGCGATTTCTTTTGCGGTCATGCCTTCAATCCGTATGTCTGCTGCCATTCCTCGCATATGGTATGAGTACTTTGCACCGCCTACCGCTTTATTCCTTGCTGGTGTCCGGTATCCGCTGTTTATGTGTACCGGCTTTCCAACTTGGTTTCTTAGGATGTCTAGGATAGATACTAAATAGCTGTCTATAAATACTACCTGTGATCCGTCTTTACATGCGAATTCTCGTACTTTAAAGTGCTGTCCTATTTTTTCATTTGCTTCTGTGTCCATGATATAGCTTTTTATCATTTTCGTCAACTCCTTTTTACTACAGCTACATCCTTTACGAATTTTTTTTCCGCCTTGTACAGTCCGTCTTCGTCCAGTTCGTCTCCTAGTTCGAATACGTATGTTCTGCAGATGATTTTGTCTTTCTTCTCGAATAGCTTTTCGTATTTGTATTTTCTTGCTATTACGTAACCAAAGTATTTTAGCTCTGCATAATTTTGTTTGCTCATGTAGACTTTTTTCATGGTTTTCACCTCTTCTGCGACTTAATTATCTTAATTATATTGCTTGTTAATAGGCTTTTCCAATGTTTTCTGATGATTGTTATAATTTTGTAACCTTTTTTCTTGCTTCTTTGTTTTGAAAGGCGCTTTAGCGCCTTGCCGTGCGTAGCGAATGCGTAGCTCGGCCAATCCATTCCTTTCTCGCTTGCGAGTTTTCAACACTTTCAACACTTTCAACAGGTTTTCAACAAAATGTTGCACAATGATTTTCGTCATTTTGACGAACTTTCAACAATTCAACAAGTTTTCAACAAATCTTTCAACATTGTTTTTTGCTTGTTTTTAACGCATTATCGTTTTAAATTTATACTTTTCAACTTTTCCACAGCCTCTACTACTACTACTACAACAAGTTAATATTATAGCGCGCGTGCGCGCGTGCGCGCTATCGCGCGTGTGCGCACGCGTGAATATTATTATTTGATGGACTGAATAGTGTGATACATGGAGTCTTTAGACGATAAAAGCCCAGTACCTTACTTGATAGGTACTGGGCTAGGTGACACCGTTAGAGTGTCCCCGTCTTCTTTGTTTGCTTTTTGACTATTCTTTCTTTTGTCTTTAAGTCCTCTGCATAGTCTGTTTCTTCATATTTTAGCCTGTTCTGTTCAATTATTGCCTTTTGCCGGTTTTTTTTGATTCTCCACAGTCTTTCAGGGTTTTCTGCTTCCATCATTTTTTCATAATAACGCGGTATTTGCGCTCTTTTTCCGTTGGTGCACTGAATATAGCCCTGTTTCCAGATTTCCTCTTTGTGCTTTTGGTAATATTCATCTCCTAGTCCCGGCTTTAAGCTCATGCATGCAAAAGGTTTTTGCTGTCCTAGTTCGTAGTATGCGTTGGCTTTTTTTCCGTCTATCTCGTACATTTTTTTT